ACACAAAGTCCTGGGTATAAAAAAACAATCTAAAATCATTCTAATTCTAGTTTGACCTGACTTCTTGTTGTAATGAACATATCACTTTACTTTAGCGGTGTTCCAACCGTAGACCATAGCCTTCTTAGCAAGAATGGTTTATCAAACATCACTCTCACCTGCAGAGATGTCACAATTCCTCTAAGCTTGCTGACTTCATTCTATGATACTCTCCATGAGAGGCATCCAAGCTTTGATGAGCACATGTTCCTACAGATGCTCAGAAAGCCAGATGACTCGGAAAATCTATCTGTTTTCCTTAAAAGTGCCATCTGGATGTTGTCTCATAAGAGAGATCTCCCAGATCACTATAGATTGCCTTTATCCTGTTTGGTTTCAGCATTCAGTGAATGTTTTGTTGAACTAAAGCCTAGAGCCCCTTCAACAAAATGTTGGTTTTGCAGGATAGCTAAAGATGGCTTGCCATTCAGAGCTGAGGGAATCCATGGTTTCCCCTCAGACGCCAATTTGTTCATAGTGCCATCTAAAGAGCACTCTTCTGAGAAGTTCGAAATCTTGAGTGGGAAGAAGCTCTACCGATCCCCCAGTAAGAAAAAGCATAGTTACCTTATTGCATCAGACAAGCCACCTCTCACATCAAAGTATGTGGAGTTTACCTCTCCATGAATGAGTATTTCTTATCCCTTCTTCCCTTTGCTCTTGATAGGTTAGTGAGTACCTGCTTTCCTAGAGTAGATATGCTAACTATGTTAGCACCTCCAAAGTAGGCTCCACCCTAGAAGCTTCAAGGCTGTTAGGAACTAAAACATAAAAACATAAAAAACTGTGCTAGGCACAACATCCGCTAGTGCATTCGGATGGGTTTTCCTAACCTAAATTTTTTTTGTTTTTTTATCTTATTCCTATTTTTTTGATTTTTTTGGTTTTTTATTATTTTTTGTTTTTTTATTTTTTATTTTTTGATTTTGATTCTTTTATTTAATTATTTACAACATTACAATGTAAAAGCTTAAGAGATACAAACCTTGCAACATATATAAAATATTAATAAAAGCGACTATATTACAAAAGCTACTAAGATGCTAATCCCAATAATAATACAGCACTTATAAATACCCATAACCTAACTTATAAATAACTAGAAATTTTAATTAATAAGCATAACAAAGCTTAACAAGCACATCACGTTCACAGCATATCCCACTCTTTTTTCTAACAATCTGCTCGAGCTCCAACAACACACCCTGATCAGTCTAGATTTCGAGATTCTAAACATCCTCGGGAGCGAAGAATGCCTTAATAGCCTCTATGGCTTCAGCCTCTGTCTTTGTGCAATTCTCCACCATTACCTTCAGAACAGTGGTTCTGTCTTTGAGGTAGTTCTGAGCATCCTTCTTTAACTTTCTCACGCACCCTACTGACACTTGCCCCAGGGCATCCCAGAATTCCTGCTTGTATCCAGAATCGTCAGTCTGGAAGGCCGAAACCAACTTCCTCCTGTAAGTTTGCTTCTTCTCATCGGTCAGGTTCTTAGCAGAGCAGGTTATGACCATGAGCTCAGATGTGTATTTGACAAAATCATAGTCAGTAATCAAATTTCTCAACTTCTTTTTCTGATCAGGCATTGTCTTCTTTGTAGTCAATGCTCCTTGCAGTATCTGAAGAGAAAGCAGGACATTGTTTGCATTCTTCTTATTGCAGAATGGTGCTGTCTCGGAGTCAAGGCTGATGAATTGAGGCACGAAGTCCCATAGCAGGATGTCAATTCCACTTGTCCCCATGTCTGCTGAGTCAATTGCCAGCTTTGCTCCTGTGGAGACACTCTTGACTATGGTCATAGACACATTAGGAAACAAAGCAGCAAGCCGACCCAGAGTGATAGCATCAGCATTGTCCCCAACTGATTGAACTATGCCATAGTGAGTTACTATCTCATGAGAAGTCTCACCACCTGCTGCAACCTTGATCTTCTTCCTGACATCTCTCACAAATCCGGTACCCCTAGTGTACCTCATGACAAGGAGGTGACAGAGATCTTTTCCAAAGTCTCTATTCTTAGACTTATCCTGCAGAATTTTGAGCAGCTTGCCAGCATCATAGCCGTTGTAGTCTATCTGGCCAGCAAAAGCAACAAGAATGTCCTTGTGCTCAGTGATGTACTTGAGAGCTAGGGTGGAAACTCTCTCAATCTCCGCCTGGATCTCAGCAACAGACATCGACATGGCGTCTAACTCTGTGTTTCTACTGTGTATGGGTGCAATTGTGGTTCTCAAGCGAAGTTCGTTTGTGAAAACAATGAAGCTTGATGATCTTTACAATAGTACCCAGACTTTGTGT